ATCAGCCATCCGTTGCCGTGCGTGAGGATAATCCCCAACACCAGCGCCCCGATGATAAAGGCCTGTAGCTCTCTGCTTTTCATTGCTGCTTGGGTAAAAGGTCGGCGTTCTCGAACATATTTCCTATCACCTCGATTTCGTAAGGCTCTAGCGTGGAGTGGTCATAACTCGTGAGCGGCATGTACTGTATCGCGTTGTTCATGCCGAAGGTGTAACCATTGACATAAATCTCAAAGGTGCGACAGTCACCATCCACGTTGCTCTTGCATTCAAAGTTGTGGACGCGCACCAGATCACGGTCGAAGATCTTTTTCCCATTCTTATCTTCGAGACCCGTGTACTGCATAAACACCAAGTCGTTCTTGTCACCGTCGATACCTGGGCCGCTCATTGTTTCGTCGTAGGTCAGAATGCCTTCTTCGGTTTCGTCGGTCCATAAGGTGCAGTCCGTGTCCTCGCCAGACATCGGTAGCGTGCGCACTGCAAACATCTTGCGCAGTCTTCTATCCCAGGCGCGATACAAAGTCTCTCTCATGAAGCGTAGATAAAAAGAAGTAGAATCAACACGGCTGCTACGATCACGTAGGCGAGCCGGCGCATGGCCTCTTCTTTCCGGCGCTGGTGCGGGGAGAGAGAGGCGAGCCGGCGGAGTTCTTGGAGTTTCATGTGTTCTCGAATTTACGAGCTAGGTTCTTCTCGGCCTGCTTGTGAATTTCCTCCTGGGCCTTAAGGACGAACTCGCCGAGCGCCTGGGCGTCTATGCCCGTAGCCCTTGCCGAGTCGTGAATCATATCGTGGACGAGTGCTAGGGCCGTCGTCCAGTCGGTATGCTCCTTGATGCCTATAACGGCGTAACGAAGCAGCTCGGCGAAGTCTATACGGTCGACCTTGATATGCTGCGGGACGGTATTTTTAGGCATGGCGAGAAAGCGTTACGAGCTTCGCGGGCCGGATGACGCACCCTTCTTTTTCCCAGAGGTCGTTGCGATACTTGGAGATCACCGCGATCTCTTCAAATTTGCCCGCCAGGACGTTCTCCAGGGACGAGGCGTACACAAGACGCAGCACGTGGCCAGAAATACGCGGCGCGCCCCAGGTCGACATAAAGCTCGTTGCCTGCTTCAAGGTGACGTAACTTTCAAGCACGGTCGTTACCAGTTTGCCCAGCATGGGCCGCTCGAAGAGCACGAAGTAATTGGAGGGTTCCATACGCATGTATGTAATGGGATGACACGGAAAACATACATGAGTTTTTTATGGGAGTCAAACAAAAAACTCTTGGTTACTTTTTCGAGTTCAATAGGTGCTCGGATATGAGTTGCACGCCCGCTTTGACGCTGTTCACCGTGGACTCTACTCCTGCAAAACGTTCCATAAATTTCGCGTGGTTGTCGGTGAACGTCTTGAAACCGACCTCCAGGTTCTTCACCCGCTCCGTCTCCAAGTCTACGAGGCGCCCGTGCATATCCGTGACCTTCTCCTGGAGGTGTTTATTGCGTCTCCATGCGGCGTACAGCAGCCCGCATAAAAATAGGATCAGAGAAGTAACCAACGTGGTGAGCACTCCGTTGGCGATACTAGCAAAGTCGATGGTCGGCATTATTCTGCTTGTTGGGTAGGTAAGGTCACGGAAAGGTCGGGGGCCTTGGTAGGGGCTGGGGGCAAGCCTTTCTGACCAAAATAGAAACCGACAATCAAAAGGGAAACGCTCGCCCAGGCTTCCTTGACGCCCAGGACGATTTGCTGGTCATGCACATTGAAAGCCACCACGATGAGGAACGCCAAAGCCAGCACGGAGATGCACACGATCAGAGAGAACTTCGTGGCAGATTCGAGGAGGCTATGCGCGGCTTTATAGACCGCATCCAGGTGGGGGTTTTGGGGGGCCGGCTGGTTGTTCTTTTCCTCGGTGGTGGTGCTCATAATGTGCAAAGTATTATAACCCGTCTGCTCGCTCACAATTACTTGTTTGGCAACGTATCGAGCCAGCCGGTACGGTCGAGGGCAACGATGTACCACTGGAGTTGCTTTTTGGAGTCCTGCGGGGCCTGCATCACGTTACCGTTCGCAAACACCCACTGCAAGGTCGCGGAGTCGATAATTTCCTGGGGATTCGTGGTGTCGGAAACCAAGCCCTCCGCCTTGGCCTTGTTCCATGACGCCAGCGCCTCGGGGGAAACGGGGGGCAACACGGGCGTCATATCGAGGCCCCTGGTGAATCCCAGCAAGCCGCGTTTTTGCAGGTCCGCGGTCGAACACTCACCACGGCGGAAGCTCTCCTTGCCGTCGTAGTTCGATTCTGCGTAACCGTGCCAGTCGGGGCGGATGCTCGGGCGCTCGATAAAGATAACGTGGCCGGCCTTCTGCGTCTTGCCGTTGGCATCGACATAGTTCGCGCCGGGCGTGTCCAGGATAGCCACGGAGCCAGGGTTGGGGGTCTGGGTTGTGATGCGTGCCTGCTTCTCGCGCAGGGAGTTGCCGAAGTACGAAGGTATGCCGATGGCGTCGTTACAAAACTCGGCACACTGGCGGCGGTAGGAGCCATCCGGGCGCTTCTGCCCGACAAGGCGCCCATTCAGCACGGGCGCGTCGGCACGGATGCCCCCAGGGACTTCCACGATGGGATACTTTGCTGTCTCTAGCTTGAATGATGCGGTGCTTTTCATGCGAAGGAAGGAAAGGAATTATTTCAGCAGCTTGGAAACACTGACCGCGGCGCCGGCTGCCACGGTAGAGGTCGAGGTCTTCGACGCGTCGGTGCCCGTGCCGCTGGTCGGCTGCTGGGCCATCGCTGCGGATTCGGGATAGAGCGTGTTCGGGTCGAAGGAGTCGTGGTAATGCCACGAACCCCGGAAGACGATAGCCTTGGCCACGGTGATGTACCCCGCGGGGCCATCGACCATCGAGTTGACGCCGTTGGCGTTGGAGAAGGTGATGGACTTGTTAAAGGCCACCGCATCCCCGATTTTGTAGAGTGGTACTTCCATGTGATTATTCGACGTTAGCATATACGTTGCCCATATAGACGCTTTGCGTAAAGGCGTTATTGTTCTGTATTGATAGATAAATCTTTCTTCCCTTGACGCTCTGGGAGCTGCCCAGATAGGCCAGCAAGGGAACCGTTGCCGTGGTTGCAAACGCGGTCCCGTTCACCGTCAAGGTGACGGAGCCATGACGACACATGTACACGGTGGCGGAGCTGTTCGGATTATTTTGACAAACGGTGTAGTTCGTTGTCTGTATAAAGTTTTGGAACGCCGTGCTGCCTTGCTCGACCATGTGCGTATCGCCCTTTATTAGGGTACGGCCGCCGATCTGCACCTCGTTGGCATACGTGCCCGAGACGGAACTGACGGCGCCGTGCAATACCAGGAGTACTTTCGTGGTGCTCTGCACCAGGATGCTGCGTCCGTCAAAACTCGAGATAGAGGGGCCGATCTGTGCCGTGGAGCCCACGGTAGCAATCGTACCGCTATAGGTGATGACAACGCCGTTACAGAGGGTCGAAGAGCCGCCTAAGATCATTACCTTGTCGGTGTCGATCTGCTTCACGTCCGTCTTCGAGTCGTAGTTGAATTCCGAGTTCGTCAACTGGCCGGCCGAACCCGCCGTCATGGTCGTACCCGAGAAGGTACACGCCGCGTAATAGGGCGCTGTCGATGCCTCGGCCCATATCACGAACATCTTGTCGGTATTGAGCTGGGTCGTGCCCGACTTGCCGGCGAGGTTGGAACCGGGGCCGGTGATCTGCGACGAGGTGCCCGTGTAGATCGTGGCCTTGGAGCCGAAAGTAATCGTGGTGCCGGATACCGTCGCGCCGATGCCTTCTATATCGTTCGACGTGTTGTCGATAAAGCTCATGCCGAACTTGTCAGTATTGAGCTTGCAGATACCGTTGAAAGCGCCGGAGTTCGTCGTGGCATTCGCGGGCGTGCCGGCCGTGGCCGTCGTACCCGATACGGTGACAACGACTGCCTTCGTGGTGCTGCTGTTTCTGTAGCCTACGACAAACTTATCGGTGCCCAGCTTCGCAATGCGCGGCTCGTTTGCGCTAGCGGTGGAGTCCAGGGTCACGGCGCTGCCCAGCGTCCACGTGCCGGAGCCGGAGAGTGTGGCGATCTTCACCTTGAGCCTGTCGCTATCGCTCGAGTCGACGTATACCAAGGCGACTTTGTCCGTGGCGATCTCGCAAAGATCGTTTTGCACGTTGCTAGCGAACACCACCTGGGAGTTCGTGGACATGCCGCCCACGTACATGCCGATGCGCTGGATGCCCTTATAGGCGTTGTAGAAGTTACCCCAGATTTTCTTCTTGGTGGCGGATGATGCGTAGCTGTCGTCGTCGGGCGAGCAGATCGCTTTTAAGGCGGTCATGTTCGTGTTGATAAGGGACTGCTCCGTCGACGCGTAGTTCGTCGGATAGAGTAGGCCGTGCGTGCCCGTCGTGTCGTCGCTCCACCGTTCGGCATCACACGCCTTGCTGTCCGTCAGGATGGCATAGGGTGGATACTTTCCCGTAGTCAGGCCGACCGGGTTTTTAAAAGGTGCTGGGGGGAACATAGTGCGTTAGGCGTAAGAAATAGAGTATAGGCGACCCTGGGTATCCCATACAACCGTGCCCGTGGTCACCGTGTCGTATGTCTGCAGGGGGAAGCCGTCGCTATCGTAGGTGAATGTTTGCGTCACGCCATTTATAACAGCCTGCGTCAACCTATCCTCCCCGTCGTAGACAGGGTTTGCGAAGCTGAAAAGCGTCGAGTCTTTACGCAGGTTGTTGTACTGCGAAGCAATGATGACGTCCCCTATGGAGACGGTAGAAGAAAGCATGGGGGTCGGATTAAAATGGTACGTCCTCGGGGTCGATATGCTCCATGTTCGGGTCGATCGCTTCGGCCTTTACCCTTGGCATCACCTCCATGAGGAATTGCAGGATATGACCACCACCGACAGAAAGCTGGGGCTTAATCCATGCCTCGAATTTCTCAAAGGGGAATTCGTCCTTAAGCTCCAGCAAGAGGGCCTGGGCCTGGGGAGAATACGGGATGTCCGAAGTGTTTGCGCGTTCAAGGTTCGTCATGCGGAGAAGGTCAGGGTGAAGTCGATAAAGAGAGCGTTCAAATTCGTTTTCACAATATCCAAAAGCGCCCGATCAAACAAGGTTCCCGAGTTGGCCACGGCCGTGCCGTCGATGTAGGCGCCGATCTCCTTGATGTTGCCGTTGCCGTCCGTCGGGCCGAAGTAAAACTGCATCGTGGTGGCGTTGTCTGTGCGGGACTTGCTGCCCGGCACGATCACCACGCGCCCGATCTCGGCAACGAGCTGCGTGTCGGCGATAGACGGGTCGTCGGCGCCAGTACCCACGGCGCAATAATTCGGTACGCCGGTGAAGCCGCCTTCACCGTTCACGATCTTGGCAAAGCCATTGAGCGCCACCTGGGTCACCTGGTTATGCTCCGTCAGGTCAAGAAAGGGGGCCTTCTCCGGGGGACGTCCAGGGCCGTAGCTGTCTGGGTGCAGGCCGCGGACGTCATACAAACGTGCCCGGAATACACCGAATGGCTTGCCCTCTGCCTTGTACTTGACTCGTTTACTTTTCATAGATTTATAGCCATATATGATCGAATCCACCGTCCCAAATGCCATGGTTGGGCGTCGTACCTGCGTCGTTGCTCCAGACTTTACCCGTCAGCATCGAGTACTCCCATGCGCCCGAAGGATACACAATTTCAGAGAGAGCGTCCACGCGGTCAAAAAGTTCGTTATCGTCCTGGGGAAAGTCCCGGTCGTCCTTGGCCACCTGCTGCTGGAGCCAGTATAGGATGCCCATGCTCTTCGTGAGGGAGCACGTCACGGTGTACATCATGGCTTCCTTCGTGCGTGCCTTAGCGCTTAGGCCCATGATGATGAGATCGAAGTCCAGGTCGCGGATGGTACTTTGCACGTTGATGGTCTGCCCGACGCGGAGGCCTGGCTGGTAGGTTTCAAACTTCACGTCATCCATGACCTCCGCCTGCTCCAAGAGTTCAGCATTAGCGCGCTGGCGGGCGCCTTCCTTCGTCTTGATGGAAGGGTCGTTAATGCGGTACTCGTAGTCGCCGTATTTCGTCACGCTGGTGGGGTCTCCGTAGCGCACGAGCAGGCTTCGGTATGGTTCGCCATGCCAGAGAATAACGGAGCCTCCAGCGGGCGCAGAAGGCCATTTTAAGTTCTTGTCCTGGAAGCTGTAGAGCACGTCGAAGTTCAAACGCTCGTAGAAGTACCAGGCGCCCGTGGCCGCCGACCACGCGGAGCCGTTGTAGGTGTTGGCGATGCCCTCGTAGGTGCCTGCGGTCACGCCGTCGATCTCGTAGTAATTGACCGCGTCGTTAGAGCCGGAGCGGGTGACGACGATATGGTAGGACGTGGGCTGCGTCAGGGTCAGGTCCGCGGGGTTCGTAGGCGTGAGCGAGAAAGTGTACTCGGCGAAGCTGCTCGTGATCGAGCCGCCCGCCAGGGAAGCAACGGCAGATAAAGGTGTAGCCGAAGGCGCGTTACCAGAATTGGAGAAAATTTGCACCTGGAAGTTATCGACGGGCGCTCCCTGTTTACGCACGCGTAGCAGCACCTTGGCGCGCTTGCCGGACATCGTGACGATGACCTGCTGCGACTGTTTGGTGCGTGCTGCGGCGTCACCGACCACCACGGCGGTACCCCCGGTCTGCGTCTGCGCGGCGGCTTCGTTATCAGTGAAGTCGTTAATATTATCAAGGCCCACGGCCTGCGCGACGCCGTTCAACGTGAGCGAATAGTTGGCATAACGAAAGCCCAGCAAGGAAATGTCATTATTGCCGTCGGCCTGCTGGGAGAGGTCTTCATCGATGGCCGTGGCCAGGTAGTCGCCGCCCTTCACGTAGATACCATTGCGCACCTGGTCGGCTGCAGCGTCCACGGTCAGGGACTCGTACACGTAATTGCCGTTGGTATCCGTGAGGTTAAACGGCGCCATCTCGTCGAAGCGCGCGAAGAAATGGATGTCCTTATCGGGCGCCACGTACCACTGGAGTTGGAATAGCTGGGCCATGCGTCCGAAGACTTTGGAGGGCTCTTCGTAATTACAAGCGAGCCACTGCACCACGTTTGTCGTGCTGTTCGCACTATCCCGCTTGAACGCCGTCGTCTTGACCTCCTGCCAGTTATCGAAGGTGACGTGCACCGTGCCAGGGTTTACGGACGTTACCTCCAGACGGATGCGCGCGATGGTGCTCCAGGACGGTGAGCCCGTAGAGGTGAACGCGGAGCGGGCCACACGCACGATATTCCAGCCCGTCGCAAGCTGGCTGGTGACGTCCTTCGAAAATAGGTTGGTGAGCGTACTATCGCCGAGCTTCATCACGGCGCTGGCGAGAAGCGTCACGTCGTCCACGTAGACGTCGACCTCGATAAAGTCCGCCGTGGAGTAGCCCGATGGGGCAAGGTTGATGCGGATGTCGCGGTAGGTGGCCGCCGTCGAACCGTTCGTCGAGGTGAGCTTGCGGCCCTGGTCGCCGACGCGGTAATTGTCCGTGTCCGCGGCGCCGTTGCCCTGCCAAATCTCCGTAGCTTCAAAGGTGGCTATCTCGATGCGGGCGCCCTTGTTGACGTAACGATTTAGAATGTCACAAATTATACTTATGACGGGCTTTTCTTCGTAGCGCTCCACCACGAGACGGCGGTCAAGCACGTGGGTATAGTCGACGCACGCGACGCTATACATTTGCCTGTCCACGCCGGCGATGCTCTCCGAGAACTGCAGAATGTATCCGCCGAAGACGAGGACGCCCTGGTCGTAAAAGAGCACCTCGTCGAAGGCGGTCGGCTTATAGGTGCGGCTGCCGTACTTCCAAATCTGAAAGCTCAAGGTGTCCACCTTGTTCGACAGCGCCGGCTTCCACGTGAAACCCTTCCATATAATCATGGAGGTCATGTCGACACCGTTGATGAGGACTTGAAGGGCCATTACGTGCGGTAATTGAGACGGAACTTGTTAAATATCATATCGCCGATCTGCTCCGCGCCGTCGTCGGAGAGTACCGTGTTGCCGGTGACGTAGACGTTCACCGTGGTGCCGCCCCCGCCCATCTTGCCGTTCGGCACGATGCTGCCGGAGCTGCTCGGCACGAACATCTCGGGGCCTTCCTCACCGACGAGGTACGCGGTGCCCGTCTTTACTGGGCCTCCTACCGCGCGCCCACCTCCGAAGGCTCCACCCACGGCGCTCATGGCGCTGGAACCCAGGTTGCCGATGGCCGAGATTGCGCCGTTAATCGTGTTCACCATGCCGTTGATGATGGACATGATGCTGTTCACGATGTCATCGACCTTCTTCTTGATGCCGTCCCAGATACCGTTCCAAATGCCCATAAGGGTGGAACCGAAGGCCGAGATCGCACCCGTGATACCGTCCCATGCCGCGGTGAGGGCGCCCTGCAGGATGCCCAGCACGTTGCCGAGGAACGTCACGACGGCGTTCCACACGTTCACGAAGATACCCTTGATAGCGTCCCATGCGCCCGACCAGTCGCCCTTAAGGATGGCAAGGCCGGCCTTCACGAGGCCCTGGAAGACAGACCACGAGATCGTAAAGATCATTTTCACCTCTTCCCAAAGGATAGACCAGCCGACCTTCATGGCATCGAATACCGTCATAAACACGGCCTTGATCTGCTCCCAGTGGTCGGCGATAAACTGCACGAACGGCATGGTCGCGGCCTTGATAGTCTCATACAGCGTGATGACGAACTCCACGCCGGTGGTGCTCAAGAAGCCCCATACCTGCTCGAAGGTCTCCCGGATGCCGCCCCAGTTGGAATCCCAAAGCTGTCGCACCGTTGTGACGAACGTGTTGATGGCCTGCTGGATGACGGTAATCGTCTGGCTCACCACCGCATAGATAGCGTTCCACGATACCACCAGGGCGTTGCGGAAGCCCTCGTTGGTGTTCCATAGGTAGACGACAGCGGCGGTTAGGGCGGCGATGCCTATCACGATGAGGCCGATGGGCGAGACACAGAACATGATGGCCGCACCCAGGGCCGAGAATGCCGCGGACAGCGGGCCGATGACGAGACCCAGGCCACCCACGACCGTCATGATGACGCCCAGGACGCCCACCACGCTCACGATGATGGTAAAGAGCTGCTGGTTAGCGTTAATCCAGTCCATCGTCGCCTGGATGATGGGGAGCACCATTTGCGCAAGCTGCGTCAGGATAGGGAAGAGCGCCTGGCCTATCGCCTCGGTGACGTTGCCGATGGCGACGTTCAAGTGCGCCATGCCTCCTTCAAAGGTTCCCAGGGCCACCTCGTTGGTGTATTTCAGGTTTTGCGCCAGACCTTCGTTGATGGCCGCCACCTTCTCCGCCTCCGTACCGAATTGAATCATGTGCTGCTGCGCCTCCGTAAAACGGATACCCGACTTCTCTAGGACGCCGAACTGACCATTCAAGGCCTTGGCCAGGACGTTCGCCGTCTGCGCCATCTGGTCGCTGCTCGCGTTCACGCCGAACTGGTTCACGGCAAGATCGGCCATGGAGCCACCGAGGGCCTGCACCGCATCGTTGGAGAGGCCGAAGGTCGACAGCTGGGCAAGACCTACCTTGATGGAGTCACCGTCCAGCACGCCCTTTCTCTCTAGGGAATCCGCGAGGGCCATGGTGCTCTCCAGCTGCGCCTCGTTCGCGTGACTCACCTGCAGCACCGCGTGTTCCAGCTGCTTTTGCGCGGACTCCGCCTCCGCGGCGCCCGAGATGGTCGACCCCAAAAAGGCGACGATAGCGCCGCCGGCAACCGCAGACGCCGCGGACATCGTGGCGAAATTGCTCTTCATGTTGTTGGCGATGTCGCCCATGGTCTTGGAGGCTTCGTCTTTCGCCTTAATGACGATGCCTATTTCCTTATCAGCCATGCGTGTGAGAGCGTGAGGTGGTAGATTTCGCCTTCGCCTGCTTCTTATTGAGGTGGTACAGGTAGCTGCGTATGTTTGCTACTGCAATATAATCCTCCGCGCCGAGTTGTGAAGGCAGACAATGGAGCTCCGCGCACAAGTATGCGGTCATCGCTTCCTGGCTGGGCTGCTCGCCGTCTAGAGCGTGGTCGATGTCCCAGTCATCTCTTGCGACTTTTTTTTAATGGCATTGTACATGTTCACGCAGGTGGTCGTGAGCACGGAACCGTCGTCCGCATCCATGCTGCCGAGCTTGATATTGATGTCGAAGTCCGCGCCATCCTTATCCTTTGCGCCTACGACGAACGCCTCCGTGAGTTTCGTCACGTAGGTGCGGTACTGCTTGCCGTCGATGCTCTGGGAAGGTTTACCGTTCTCTACGGTGACCTTGGTGGCCGCGGTCATGATGTCGTCGACGGCGTTCATCTCGTCGAAGGTAAGGCGCTGCTTAAGCTCCACTACGACGCCAGAGTAAGGAAGGGTCAGAAAGATGTTATTGTTGTCCATGAACAGAAGGAAGGAAAGAAATAGTATTAGTATGATGCCTTGAGATTTGTCAACACTGCGGTAATCATTTTGCTATCCGCCACGCTGTAGTGGGCGTTAAAGGAGATCGTTTCCTCGACGATGTCGTCGGGGCCCATCTTCCTCGAGCGCTCGTTAATGATACAGCGGTGCAGGTCGATAATGAGGCCAGGGTTTGCGCTCGCGCCGATGGTCACGTCGGTGTTCAAC